TCATTAATATAGATCTTAACAATCGATAGATTATTAAGATCTATATTAAGTATTTTATGGTAAATACTGATTATGTTTAATCAGCTATCTAAAGTTAGTTCAAATTTAAAATCTGAAAGAGATAGGAGAGCAAAGTAGAAAGAATCTGACGTATGGTTACACTTCATTTAACATAATATACATAATGCGCACTGATATAGTGATTCTTTAGGACTTGCAATCACTAAGGCTAATCCAGCACAAGCCATTGAAATACTTGATAATCCAAGTCCGTTAAACTTTTTTCCTATGTTCTGCCATAGTGTCTGCGCTTCGTGCGTTTTTGCTTTATCCATCGCTAAGCCAATCAGAGCCTTTTCTTTATCTTCGCCTACAGCGTCCGCAAGCATAAGTATCTGATTCTCATTAAGAAATGTTCGACCTTTTCTAACTTCTGTGATCATTTGCGGGCTTACACCCAAGTCATGAGCTATCTGTTTGTATTGAACGTAGTTCATCTTGTCTTTATAAGCGTCGAGCAGCTTGTTTGTATACATTTTGTAGCGTCCTCAATTCACGTCATTAAACCGATTTTAGTCTTTTAACACATAATTTGCTGTATTGACGATACATAAGATTCTGTATTTAATCGGTACAGAATTTAATGTATTCACTGCTTTAGCGGTCACTGTCTAAATTACTCTAGGTGATTTTTATGCTTACGGAACAAATCAAATCCCTTATCGAAAATGAATGTGCGCTTAGTCCTCGACTTACTGGCGTGTTCTTCCGTAAGCACCTGAACCAATCTATGTATGATGATGACGGCCAACTCACTGAGTTCGCCATTCAATGTCATCACTACTTTAACGAACTCAAACGCGCTGCTGAGCAAAAAGCCTTTCATGCTCGTCTTGAACAACGTCGTCTTCAACACGAACAACAGCAAGAATCAGTTAAACGCGTTAATCAGTCCGTAAAGAAATCCGCTAACCAATCACGAGCTCAGTTCATTGGCTCTCTGCGCTTTGAACTCAATCAAGGCGTTCTGATGGTTCGCTCGGTTTCTCGTTCAATGCCAACTCCAACCAAATGGATTCGTCGCTATCTCAAGAAACTTGGCGTACATCGCGTTGGTAAGTCTTTGTCTAACGGGGTTTTATTTTCTGGTGACGCTGTCACTGAAATCCTTGCTTGTTTGCAAGCTAAACAGGCTAAGAACGACACCATACCGTTTGAACTGAATATCAGCGCCCTGCCGATTTTAGCTTGGTTTCGTTCGCCACTCAGCCTTGGCACTCCAACATTGGAGGCTCAGTACTCATGAACGAAGCTCAAATCATCTATTACGACTTGCTGCCTGACTACACGGTTTCTGTGTTGGTCAAAGGTTGCGACGAATGGGATTTGCTTAAATCCATGTCTCATCTTGAGTCTTGGGCTTCCTCTCAGTTCGCTTCTTATGAGTTGGTGTCCATCACCAACACGACCGTTGAACAACGCATCAATTTGGGGGTGTTTGATGACTACCGCAACTAACATCCTCAAGATGTTCGATGAGCAAAGCGTTCATATCGACTACCTGTGTTTTACGTTTGCTGTGAAAGACTTACGCCATTGTCATGACGCCGTTCGTCGATTGCACAAGCATGAGGAATACAAAGGCTTTGCCAAATCAGGACTGTTACAGCGTCACTGTCGTGCACCTAAGTTCCCTGCTCCACCTGTGTTTAATCCGACCGTCGCTAAGACATCTGAAGAAATTGAAGCGTACAACAAAGCCTTTGAACTCTGTTACCGCAACTACTTGGAAGATTGCTTGCGTATCTTCACCAACCAAGTGCTTGGTTTGTCGCTGTCTGCGCCTCGCGGTTTGGGTTTCCAGTTCTACACCGAATCCATGAAACTGACTTCGCCAGATGGTGAGGACTTCTGCGGCTTCGTTGGTATCGGCGGTAACAATGACACGGTGCATTTCCAAATCAACGGAACGGGATGCAAGCATGTATTTGCCCGTCGTCCTACGTGGTCGCTACATGACTGGCTGACCAATGTGCTTGGTGTGCAAACTCTGGCGCGTGTTGACTTGGCTTATGACGATTACGACGGGATTTTCGATTGCGAATACGCTTACAAGGCGTGGCGCGACGACTGTTTTAGAACCGCTGAACGTGGCCGTGGTCCTGTACTTCATGAAGATATGACCATTGCCAGTATCGGCAAAGATGGCAAACCGATTTACACCAAAGAACAATACTCGATTGGTTCGCGTACCTCGCGCATTTACTGGCGTATCTACAACAAGGCTCTTGAGCAGAAGCTCGCAAACACGGGTCTTGTCTGGTATCGCTCTGAAGTCGAGCTTAAAAAATGGAATGTTGACGTGTTGCTGAATCCGGCTGGCGCGTATGCCGCGCTCAATGATTTCGCTGCGTCTATTTCTACCGCTAAGAAATTCAATACCAAACCTGTCCCGACGAAACGCGCGGCGTTAGACCTGTTGGCCTCTGCGCATTGGATGCGTCGCCAGTACGGGAAAATCCTTAATTCACTTATCGAGTTCCATGAGGGCGACATTGAAACCGTGGTCGGTTCCCTTGTCCGTGATGGAACGAAATTCACCTTCCCCGATACCTACGGCAAGTTGGTGACTCACATATTGGAGACTTAACAAATGGCTAAATCCGTTTTTGTACTTGGCATGGATATCACTTGGAACTCAGCACGTGGTGACAGTGCTCAACTGAACGTGTCGCGTCCTCTACGTGAAATCAACTCAGAGAAATTCAAACGCCGCACTATCGGTGAATCCGGTGATGTGAACCCACAGTGGGACCAACCGTTGATGATTGATCATCAATACGCCCTATTACTCGAGCGCACAGGTGCCCTCGTTCCTCGCCGTGAATACCAGTTGCGTTTGGAGATTAACCCAGACGATCCATTGGCAGGTGCCATTGTGACAGAACTCATCCCTGTGGATGACGACATCAAGAAACATTTTGAAGCCTCGTTAAAGGCTAAATAAGGAATTTCGTTATGCCTGTGTGTGCTTTACCTAACGCGGACGGTTTTCTCGCTGTCGTTCCTGACATTGAAGCGGCTTCATGCAGCGGTTATGTCATGGCCACGGCTCAAGAATATGACACGTTAATGAGCTACACACAGCTGACTCCAGGAGAGATATCTCAAGCGTTCGGCTTGGGTTTCACCTTGGTGTTCGTTGGCGGATATCTCTCAACTTACGCCATCAAGATGGCAATACGTTTAATAAAACTACTTTGAGGAATCTGTTATGAAACGTCTAAACGCGCTTAAAAAGTTCGGTAAACAAGCGGTGGCAACCGTCACTGTTGCGGTGCTTTCTGTCCCTGCTATGGCGGCGGAAGGTGGTGCAGCTGACCCGTTCTCCGCTATCGACTTATCTGGTGTGGCAACCAAAATCGGCGCGGCAGGTCTGGTGATTGTCGGCATTACTATGGCTTACAAATCCATCACTCTTGCTAAGCGTGCTGTGAACAAGGCTTAAGTTTATGTTGGCCGTTCTCCACGATGTCCAACTCATCGTCTTTGTGCTTTTGGGTGGCATTGCCGGATACGTGGCCAGCCAAAACTTTAGAGGATAAGGGGGCTTCGGCTCCCTTTTTTATTGGTTTAATACAATGAATCACTATCTCCGTTTTTTTATTGTCCTTGTTATTCTGTGTGCTAGTAGTCCTACGTATGCTTTAGAAGCTCGTATTGGTCATATGCAAATGAGGGGTTGTGGCTCTCAAGGTGAATGGGTTGACCCTTACAAGGTGAATACTTGTTTTTTGGATACTGGGTATTTCGACTCATGCACATTTGAGAAGACACCATATGCTAATGCTCGTTATCCCTATCAAACAGTTTGTGATAATGGACTTGGTCTTGGCTATTATGAGGTGCGTTGTCCAGAAAATAGCGAGTTTGATCCCTCCACCTTACGTTGCAAATCGGTTTGTGAATATGGCAAGAACCCTGACGGTACTTGTATGGACGCTTGCCAGTTCAAAAAATCCATTGATGAAATCAAATCGCTTCAGTGGTTGGCTTATGTCTATGGCGAACAAGTGACAGGGTCATGTTATGGCGATTATGGCGCAACCCGTTGTGAATTGGAGCGTACTCCTAGTGATAGTACGCTGTGTACGGGCGTTGATTCCGGCCAATGGACACAAAACACCATCTGTCATGGTAACTTTCAATTCACAGGCAACCAGTGTGAAGGCGGTACACTCTTCTGGGGTAAAGATGGCCCTGACACCCCTATTATTCCTGATGACCCCATTCATGACCCTGACGACCCAACAGGCGACATCGAAGACCCTAGCATATTACCTGATGGCTCAACCAATACGGTGAATCCACCGGATACCGACAGTGAGCCAGACGTGGAAGAGCCTGACACCGATGAATCGACAGACACGGCAGTTCTGAAAGCCATTACTGGGATGAATAAGGACGTCAACAAAGCACTAAACGACATGAACATCGACATCAATCAAGCCAATGCTGACGTTCAAAACCAAATCATTGCGCTGAATGCGTCGATGGTCACCAACACGCAAGCCATTCAAAAGCAGCAAATCAACGACAACAAGATTTACGAAAACACTAAGGCCCTTATCCAACAAGCGAATGCTGACATCACCACGGCCATGAACAAGAACACCAATGCCGTTAATGGTGTGGGTGACGATGTAGAGAAAATTGCAGGGGCAATGGATGGTATCGCGGAGGATGTTTCCGGCATTTCTGACACCTTAGACGGTATCGCAAACACAGATACGTCTGGTGCAGGTACGGGTGGTACGTGTATCGAGTCCCAAAGTTGTACTGGCTTTTATGAGTCGGGTTATCCCGATGGTTTAGGTGGTTTGGTGTCCGGTCAGTTAGATGATCTTAAACACAACACCATCGACAACTTTGTGAACTCGTTTGGTGACCTCGATTTATCCAGTGCCAAGCGCCCTTCTTTCGTGCTCCCTGTGCCGTTCTTCGGTGACTTCAGTTTTGAAGAGCAAATCAGCTTTGATTGGGTGTTCGGTTTTATTCGTGCGGTTCTCATCATGACGTCAGTGTTTGCGGCGCGTCGTATCATCTTCGGAGGTTAATATGGAATGGTTAGTCGATTTGTTTAACAAGCTGTTGGTGTTCCTCTATCAGCTCTTAATCTCGCTGGTCAACATGCTCAAAGACCTGTTCTTTTGGGCGGTTGAGCAAATCATGGCAATGGTGAATCTATTGCTCTCTGGTGTGTTCTCCCTATTCGCTCCGGTCGATATGAGCCAGTACATGACCAGTATTCCACCTACGGTGGCTTGGGTCATGGCGGCGGTCGGTGTGCCTCAATGTCTGTCCATCATTCTGGCCGCTATTACTGTGCGTTTGATGCTGCAATTGATTCCGTTTACGAGGTTAGGTTCATGATATACGCCATAGCAGGGAGACCAGGTGGCGGTAAAACGTATGAGGCTGTCGCCTATCACATCATTCCAGCCATTAAAGATGGCCGCAAAGTCATCACCAATATCACCTTAAACATTGATTGGTTCGTTAAGGTGTTTGGTGAAGACGTTCGAGAACTCATCAAAATCGTGGATGGACGTTTAACGGATTTCGGCTCGACTACGCGCCCTTTCAGCCAGATTGAAGACTACTCCGACGAATGGCGTAATGAAAAAGGACAAGGGCCACTTTATGTGGTCGATGAGGCGCACATGAGCTTGCCAAGTCGAGGTTTGGCCGCGCCGATTCTAGAATGGTACTCAATACACCGTCACTACGGTGTTGATATCATTTTGCTTACGCAGAACATCCGCAAAGTGCATCGAGACATTAAGGACATGATTGAAGTGACCTACCGATGCACAAAGAACACGGCCATGGGCTCAACCAGTTCTTACACCAAGAAAGTGCAAGATGGTTGTGCCGGTGAAGTGGTGAACACCTCTACCCGATTTTATAAGTCAGAATACTTCCCGTTCTATAAGAGTCATTCGCAATCCAACAAGCAAGTTCAGGAAGCCGAAGCAAAAGACATTCGCCCGTTCTGGAAGCGTTGGCCTGTCGTCGGAACGGGGGTGCTGTTATCGCTTGGATTGGTTTTCAATATCTGGGCTTGGTGGCCAGAGTCAGAGCAACCGCCCGACCCCGTTAAACCACCACAACCAATACAAGCGCAGCTGCCTGACGGAACGCCAACGGTAGATACGGCAGAAACCAAAGCGAGGAAGAAAAAGAAAGCATCAGGGTTCGGGCCTTTGGAAGATTACGACTTCTACATCACCGGATACGCAAAGCAAATCGCCTACGCCAAACGGCTGAAGTATGCTGCCGAACTCGACCGTGACCTGACGTTCTACAAGATATACATCGATGTGTACGATGGTCGCGACAAGCTATTCAGTTTCGATCATCTGGACTTGGTAAAGATTGGGTATCAGTTCGAAGTGTTGAGCGACTGCGTATATCGAGTGACTTGGGAAGAAACAGAAAGGATCTTCACGTGCGGCCAAAGAGAAAAGCCGTCAGACATATTGCAGCAAAACATGCCTGTCCATATCTAGACCGCTCGCCACAGTGTCGAAGCTAGCGCAGTCTGCGTAGACCGAGGAAGCGGAACATGTAGGACACCAAACCTTGGCACTTCCACACCGAACTTAATCATGGGGCTCTATACGAGCCCTTTTTTATTACGTGCGCGGTATTGCGAGCATTTTGGGAGGGGCCCGCTTTGCGGGAGGGACCTAAAAGCGCAGCAAACCCCCGAATCTGTATTACGGGGGTAAATTCCACCTTTCCTTAACGATTTGACGAGATTCAAATAAGCAACTTAAAGTCTATGCAATTAATTTATATTATTGAAAGTATGAAGTATATCTATTGAGGCTTTAGGCTTTAGGCTTTAGGCTGCACAGTGTACGGATAAATTAGGCAAATAGCCGAATAGCAAGCGTTAAAGATATTAATCATGATAGAGGTACAATTTGAAGGTATTTATTAGTTGGTCAGGTGATTTGAGCAAAGAGCTTGGAGAAGCATTACGAGATTGGCTTCCTGCTGTTATCCAAAGTGTGAAGCCGTTTTTTACACCCAACGATATTGAGAAAGGTGCGCGCTGGTCTAAAGACATAGCTGATGAGCTAGAATCGTCAAGTGTTGGTATATTTTGCATTACATCAGATAACTTAGCTAAACCTTGGTTAATGTTTGAAGCTGGTGCTCTATCAAAGAACTTGGAAGTCTCGAAAGTATGCCCGATTTTGTTCGGTGTTGAATCTACTGATCTTCAAGGACCATTGGTACAGTTCCAAGCCTCACCGTTTGAAAAAACGGAAGTGAAAAAGTTAATCAAAACTATTAACTCATGTCTTGGAGAAGCAAAACTAGAAGACTCAGTGTTGAATTCAGTATTCGATATGTGGTGGCCGAAATTACAGGAAAAAGTTCACTCCATTTTGGACAAGCACAAAAATACCCCAAATGGCGAGGAGAAGGAAGTTCGCTCTGAGCGCGAAATTTTAGAAGAGGTATTACAACTTACTAGACTTAATACTGCTCGTAGCAAGCAAGGTAGTATTTCACCTAGTGCTTATGGGCATCTTATTGAAATTGTGGAGAGAACTTTAGAGTGTATACAAGGTAACGCCTCAAGAAAAGAAACTCTTGAACAATTTTCTGAGATTACGAAGCCTATTCGACACATGCTTATATCAACCACTTTAAGTCACAATCAAAAATTATATCTAGGTGAAAAAATCGATCATATAGAGTTTGACTTACTTGGTACAGATACAGATGACTAAATGCCCAAAAACCTTTAAGCGTAATTCTCTGCCTCAGCACTTTTTGTGTCATCGTTGGGTCTTATGTTTACAGTAGACTATTTGAGTTTAGTATTGTCGTTACTTACACATTAGCAAAGAGTTATATATCAACTCAATATTTGAGTGTTGGTATCTTGAACTACAAAAAGGAATCATAGGTTGAAGGTTAAGATCACAGACAAAGTTGTTTGGCAGGAGTTTTTGAAGAAAGTGTCGATAATATCTGCCATTTTCTCAATAGCTTTTATTTTTATTGATGTTTCTGAGGCTTATAAAGCGTATGCTGGATTATTCGTCGTGATATTTTTCGGCGTATTGTATATCTATCTTTGGTGGCGATATAACAGCCTAAAAAGCCTTAATCTTGTTATTGATGGCAGTAAAGTTTCCATATTGACAGGAAACTTATTCGAACAACCTGGATTAAAAGCAATAGCTTTCAATGAATACTTCGATACTCAAGTAGACGATAGAATTATTTCCAAGAATTCATTGAATGGCATTTACATCAATGAGCATTCAAATCGGTCACTATCTGAGCTGGATAAAATAATTACTGATTATAACTTTGAAGATGGCGAGTTGATAGAAAGTGATGTTGTGCGTTCTGGGAAATCAAGAAAATACAAGTTGGGAACCATATGTTATATCGATGATTATTTGCTAGTCGCTTTTTCAAAGTTTGACCATCAAAATAGAGCTATTCTAACCATGCCTGAGTATTTGGAGTTTCTGATAAATTTTTGGGATAGTGTTAATAGAGTATATTCGCAGAAAAGTGTTTCAGTTCCTATTTTTGGCTCTGGCATCACTCGTATTAAAGAGCACAAAAACATCAGTGATGAAGAACTACTTAAGATTATGCTTTGGACGTTTAGAATCAGTGAAATGAGATTCAAGCACCCCGCGAGACTAAGTATTATTATCCACAAAGATAAAATTGACTCCATAAATTTACTGGACATTAAGTCTATAGAAAATGGTATTTGATCTATTAAATTTCAGTTATTAAAGGTTAACAATATGGCGAACAGAACAGGAACTTATATTGCATTTGATGGACTAGGAAAAACAAACCCTACCGAATCAGATTTTAGATATTACTCTACACTTCAAGCATGGAGTGAAGGGAAAAGTATAGATTTCAAGTTTGTTAATAGTCATGATAAAACTGCCGCAGTCAGAGATACAAGTCTTCGCAGTACGTTAGAATCGAGAATTAGAGAGCGACTTGCAGCATCAAAGAACTGCATTGTGATCTTAAGCGATGATACAAGAAAAAATGGTAGCATGCTGTCGTATGAAATTGAGAAGGCAGTTGACCTGTACAAGATTCCTTTAATATGTGTTTATACAGGGTATAAAACTATATGTTCGCCAAGAAAATTGAGTGGACGATGGCCAGATGCTTTAGCAACAAGAATCGATGACGGTAGTGCTAAAGCCATTCATGTACCTTTTAAGAAGGAAATACTTTTAACGGCGATCAATCAGTTTTCCGTAAATGCCACTGTACCGTCAAGCTCATTAGTCGTTTATGATAAGCAAAAACAACAAGAAATGAATTTAAAATAGCTCGTAATAACAAGGCTCCATACGGAGCCTTTTCTTACACTATTTTTTTCATCGCTCGCGCATATTTCAAAATTTGGTGTGCAATTTTAATATCGTTTGATGCACCTAACTCTAGCAAAGCGACCCCAATCAAAACTTGCTGAGCAGTAACCAACTGCCCTGTTGGAAGCTCTAAACGATCATGCCTCATGATGAAGTTTTCCCAATTTTCACAAGAGCTCAATTCCCTACCCTTATTCATCCTCATCAGGCGTTTACACTCTGGCGGTATGGATTTCCCCTTATCCCATTCTTTGACCGTCCTCACAGTTTTCAAACAAAGTTTGGCAGCTTCTTCGACGGTTAAACCACATTCAAATTCACGAAAAATATAGTTTTTAGTCATTTCGTGATACTTCATTGAATTGTCCCTCAAAAGAGAGACATTTTATAGGATACGCATATGCAATCGCATTCAACATAAGCGCCCATAATGCGCACCAAGAGGTGGTTTGTTAACAAAGGCTAACTCTTTGATTAAGTGTTTCATAAGTGTCTGATAACCAAGCCGTAATTTTTTATTTTGTCGATTTTCATAACGCAAGTTACTTGTACTATTCGTGACGTTCGTTTTGTGCAATCAACGAAAAACCAATAAAACCCTGACCGCCACATAATGTTGCGTTCGGTAACGCCCAAAACAACAAGAAAAATATTTTTAGTCAGTTATTCAATATGCGAGCGTTGTCATGTTTCACGAATCATTCCGCACACTCTTTTGGCGTGAGTTTACCTCCATCAAGCAAGGCGCTGAATATTTTCATGTGTCTAAACCGACGATTACCCGTTGGCTCGATGGCACGGTTCCAATAAATCCGATGGCGGAAAAACTTCTACTCATTAAGTCACTTGGCTATTTGCCTAATGACATCCGTTGGTCAGGTTTTCGTGTTTGTGAGCAACGCGCTGTGTTAATCACGCCATCCGGTCGTGAGTTCAGCCCTAAAGAATTGGAAAGCTTTGTATTCTGGCGTGACGAGCATCGTCAGTTTGTGGAAATGTACGGACACTTTGAGTATCCCAAGGTCTATCCGGCCAAAGAAAATGTCTTGCCGTTTCGTGGCGGCCGTCGAATGAAAGCCGCCGAATGGATTCCGAGCAAAGTTAAACAATGATTATTATACTTGATGCTCTTTTAAGCGAAATATAGAGTCTGAAAGACGAGCTCCGGCGCCTACAAGTCGAGCTAAAACCTTTAATTGCTCTTGGATAACTATGCTATCTGACTGAACTGGGTAATTGAACGTATGATCAATCTCTCCCCAAACTTCCTCAAATAGTGTTCTGACTTGAAGTTCACAAGTTATGTCACTATCCGCCCTTGCTTTGAAAACATAATGGACGCTTGTATAAAAGCTCTCTTTTAATTCAGCTTCCAAGTTTAGACTCTTGAAGTATGCCGCAAACTCAGGGTCCCAAGTATAAGCCTTAGGTTCTTCATATAAAGCCAGTTCTCCTTCATCTACCAACTCCATCAGACGTTGATGTATTTCGGAAAACTGTTTTTGATAAAGGTGGAGAATTCTTATCCCGCAAATATCGGTAATACGGCGACAAACATTTTATGATGTAATAGCGCCTTTTTGCTCACCAATTGGCTTCTGTGCATCAGCTTCGTTTTTACGATTAATTTTTTCACGTAAATGTTCGATGTCTTTGAAGCGAGATTTATAACTATGGACATGTGTCTTAAAGACAGGGTCTCTGTTTAACCGAGACGTAATCTTGTCATGTAGTAGCTCATAAGAAGGCATTTCTTCATCGAGAACTTTCTTTATACTTTCAAAGTTTTCTTCTTGATTCATAATATGCTCCAACTTACAGCTTACTTAAACGATTTAAAATATCGTCAGCTAATTGTAAATAGCTATCTTTTGTCGAATAATACTTGGCTTTGTTGCCGCTAATCGTTGGCTTGTCATCACCCAAATCACCTTGGTCTGGCACTAACCACATAGGTACTCTGTATTTCTGCGCCATTGTTGGTAATGTACCATGACCATAAATAACGGCATTATTCCCCATTGAATTCTGGAATGAGTCTAAACCTAATGCGAAACAACCATTTGGGACATGCTTTTGAATAGTTTCTGGTAATTTCTTGGCGTAATTGTAGTGCGCTAAAGCGATACCAAGGTCATTTGACGCGTCACTGCGTTTCTTTGCGTTATAAACTGTGTACCCTAGAAGTTGAACAAAGTTCGCGGGGAAATAACTTCTCTTGGAATCAGTAAGCAGACCGTACATCGTATCAAATTCACGCTTCCATGCCCTTAATGCGTTACCAATATTCTTAATACCATAGTCAGAAAACATATCAGGGGCACATGGAATCATAAACGCATCGGCATTTGATATTATTACTTTGTTTAGAGCACTCAAACTTGGAGATGTATCTATTAGCACTACTTCATAGCCATGCATTATTGCATATTCTTCACATTTTTTACGAATTGCTGTGACTGTGCGTAGTGCTTGAGGTTCTCCCAAGAACGCTTCACTCCATTGCTTGGAAATCTTATTTTCAAACATATGTAATGTTAGGCGACCGGGAATTAGACCAAGGTTTGAGCCTAATTTAACCGGTGGTGGTAAGACATCTTCATCAGATACACCATCTTCTACTGGTTTCAATAAGTAATGGATTGAGTGGTGTTTAGTGTGGAACTCTCGAAACTCTTCAGAAGTCATTGCTTTTTTAGCTGCTGAAAAATCTTCTATGAATTCATCCTCGCTCACCCAGATTTTCTCTAGCTGCTCCTCTGTTAATCCATAAAGAGTTAGGTTTGACTGTGGGTCTAGATCAACTAAAAGAGTTTTTACACCTTTTTCGGCAAGTGCCGCACCCAAGTGATAAGTAAGTGTTGATTTGCCAACACCACCTTTGTTATTAAATACAGATATTAACTTCATTTTATATTCCAACTGCGTTTTTTTGAATTCTATATTCCTAACTGTTCATTACGCTAGTGATTTCTTGCAAAAATTTGAGCATTGTGCTTCATAAAATTTATTTACCTATTTCGCTGCAGCTCTAATTTATAGATAAGTCCTATTTGTTGCCTAAATATGTAAAAAAGCCGAACCCCATCGCTAAGGGTTCGGCTTTTTTAGGCTTCTGCTTTGGTGGCTTTCGTCTGAAGCCTGTCGAGGTCAATCGACCCGCCAAAAGTATCGGCTCCCTACTCACTGTGTAAATCGTCATTAATGACGTTTCGAACCAGTTCGCACGGTTTAAGCCTTAGCTTTCATTGTTGCGCGTAGCCGTTAGAACCAAAACACTTTCACGGACTTCTTGCAGTCCTTGGGTTAACTGCTTATTGATAGCAATCTGGTATTTCAGATTCATCCCCATAAGCGCAAACATCACAAGCGATTCCGACGAAAAGCCCAGACCCGATAAGGCGTTAACTAGGGCGGTTTCCATCCAAGCCCCCTACACTTTTTGTCGGTTTCCAGCTGTCCGGCAGTGCTTCGTACACACCAATCACGGCGGGAATGGCCAAGCCGACAGCGCCGCCAAGGTTGACGCCTGTTTCGGTGATTTCGACACTGAATAAATGACCGTAGCCAGTGACCGCCGCGACGACGGAACCCAGTAGCGCCAAGCCTTTTAATGTAGAACGTTCAAACATGTTGTGTTTCTCCTAAACCAGATTGACGCCTTTCAGCACCGTGTGTTTGCTGTAGTGGCGACCCACTTCCATAATGCTCATGGCGTGAAGCACTTCGACCAATAGCGGTTTGTTGTTCACCAAATCAATGCGCTCATCCATACCGACGCCCACGCGACCCGCAACAAAGCGTGCGTAGTTGGCGGTGTGGTTTTCGTTTGGTGGCGCAAAGCGGTGAATGATTTCGGTTAGTGTGTGCAGTTCGTGGCGTTGCTGATAGTTACGCAGCAAAATCGCCCCCGCACGAAAGCCCCATTCGGGCGCTTTAAAGGTTTCAAAGGCTTTGTCTCGTGACGGTGTCACCTTACCTTTCCACGCATTAGAGGCAATGCGAATGTTAAGCGGGTTATGAATGCGAATCCCGCGAACGCTTGATGTGGTTGATGTCGTCATGGTAAACGCTCCAATCCCTAAGAGTATGATGACAAAGATAAACAGCGGCATAACTACACCGCTTGATAGTTGACTGAGTTGAAGTAATTCAAGTGCACGGGCGTTTTTGAGTAGTACGCCATCAAATGCGCGTGTGATTGACCGCCCGCCGTATCACCTTGCACCTGTACCGTGTTGTGATTCACTTTGGTAATGGTCGATGCACTGTAAGGTGCCTCGGTTGTCGTTCCTGTGATTTGGCAGTTACAGAAAATCAGGTGCTTCTCCATGCCAAACGGCATTGAATAGCGCCCCACATCGACACTCACGCCCCCTGTCAGCTCTGCTTTCGTCAGGCGCCCTAACGAATCAACACAGCGCATCGTGTCTTTTGCTACTGGGCTCGGTGTTAGGTCTGGGACGACATTCGTTTGGCTTGGGTTTAGGAATACGCCTGCGCCTGTAAACGCGGTGCTCTTTCTGCCGTTGTTCATGTCAGACTCAACAAAAAAGGCATAAATGCCCCCTGGCTTAAGTTTCACGCCGTGAATCCAGCTGTGAACAAAATCCGGTGCTTTCGGTTGCGCGGTCATGCTTGTTGCCACGTAATCCACAAAGTCGCCGTTTGCATCGAGTTCAACCACACCAAAGCGGTGATAAACCGTGTCGTCGTGCATTTTCAGATAGACCGAGTACGACAGGTCAAGCAATACGCCTTTATCGTCTACTACTTCCAGTACCTTTTCGGTTTCCATTGGTGCGCTAAATACGCTGAAATGCAGCGTCTTGGCTTTATCGCCACCCATCATAAAGAACGTGGCTTTTGCCGTTGGGTCGCGCTTTTCTACTTCACCACCTCGGGTGTTGTAGTGCGCAGCGTGAAAGTGGCGCGCTTCGGCAAAGACTTCGACGCCCCAACCAAATGGTGCGGGACGGCCAAAGCTGCGCCCTAGGTGCATTTCGCTGGCGCTTTGGTTTTCGTAGGTGAATGCGCCTGTTGTCCATCGGGCATAGAATGCCGATTGCCAGTTGATGTCTAACTGAGCCGCTGAGAAATCAGGGTTAACCAATAAGTTTCTAGGCGGCTCCCCGCTTGCGCTCGCCTTGGCATCATCAATGCAATCGGCCAAGTATTCGATTTTGTTGCGTGGGTTGCCGTTTGGCAGATTGTCACGTACTTGTCCCATGCGTTAAATCTCCATAATCGTGACGGTGTCACCCGCCGTGCCTGTTAATGTCATGGCGGCGGTGCTTTCAATGGTGATGCGCTCGCCCGCTTCCAGTTCAAACGCGTCAACAAACACCGAGGCGGTGTTGGCTTTCGACGCCTTAATCGTGATGGCTTTGCGCGTGGTGTTTTGTGCCATGTTGTGCGGAAACACGCTCACGGCTTCGGTGATGAGGTTGCTACTGACTTGCTCATCCACTTTGACCACTTGCGTTGATTCGAGCGTGACCGCAGGCAACGATTGAACATTCACAGGTTGCGGCGCTTTGAATTCAACAGGCGGTAAAGTGGTGACGCCGAGCTGTTGATTCGCGGCCAATTCAACCGCGGGAAGCTGATTCACTGCCAATTGTTGATTGGGCGCGATTTCCACCGCGGGCAGCTGTTCAATTACCACATTCGGCAAGGCTTGAACCACCACGCTTTGCCCCTCAACAGGCGGCATAAACGTCCCAAAACCAAACTGAATTTCGATTTCGTTGTCGGTGCGGCTAGAGATAAGCAAACGCCCAAGGTGTTTACCCTCGCCCACGTTAAACACCGACGACTTGCCAAGCGTGACGCGCTCACCGGACGATTCACGATAGATTTCGATTTCAGCTTGCGCCGCTTTTAGATACAGCCAATTGCCATCTGGCGTCAGCGGGATAGCTTGACCCGCGATAAGTTGCGTGTTCATCGTTTCTTCACCATTACGTAGCCAAGCACCAACACAAGCACGATTGCTAATACCACCATCATTTTGCTTGTTTCGACTTGCCCGCCGTCCTGTTTGAATTTCGCCAAGTCCATCATGGCTTCGAGGTTCTTTGAGTTTTGCGCCGCTTGGCTGCCCGCCAGTCCCGCCAACATATCGAGGTTTTCGCTGTTGGTTGAGGCGTAGGTAGCCAATGAGCTGCCCGCAAAATCGACCACTTCATCAATCGCGGTTTCGGCGATGTCGTGCGTGGTGTCCATGGCTTCTAGCGAAATGCGCTCATTGCTGTTGAGCATTTCCCCGCCAAGCTCCATTGCGGCAGTCACGGCGCCGTGGTCGGTCATGGTGGTGTTAATGGTCGAGTTGTTCACACCCGAAATGGCAACGCCGAGGTTATCGCCACTAATGGCATTTTGACCGCTGACGTTAGTGGTGTTACTGGTATTACTCGACTTGGATTTAGAACTGCCCATCTACAACACCCCCAAATCTAAGCGGATAAAGTCACCGTCTTGCTTGGCGGTGACGCCTATCGAACGCACCAAACGCGCCACGCCTTGAAACGCCGTATCAGCCGATAAAGATTGCATCCCCGCAGCTTTGACGACATTAACCAGTTGTTTGATGCCCGAACGCAGACCGCGACCCGCGACGCCCCACAAAAAGTAGTTGTCACCGTCACGCTCACCCGCAATCACTAACGAACAATCGGCGCTTTTGAGGCGATACAGACTCACACGCCCCTCATTCACCGCTTTACACAATTCGGTGTAAGCCTGTGGGCAAGCACGAAACGCGGGCTTGAGTTCCCCAAGCGCCCGTTTCGATTGCGTCACCACTTCAATCACTTCTTTTTCCATAGCAACACCGCCACAATCACAATTACTGCAATCATCATCAACGTGGACGGGTTAAACACACTCGCGCCGCCCATGTTGATGCTGCCCACTGACAGGCTGCCGCCCGATTTACCATTGGCGCCACTGGTCGCGGGGCCACCGTTGGCACTAATTGGCATCGAACCGGAGTTACCTAATAGCCCACCAATCATAATTTGAATCCTTTCTTGTACAGGATGTAACAAACCAGAAGCAGAGCGAGCACCAAGCCGATGCGGTCAAAACCGCCCGACACTTTGACGCCCGCCCAAACGCCGACCGCACCTGCAATTAGGTATGGAATAAACGGCATTACTTCTTCCCCTTAGCGACGTAGAACACCGCCAATAACAACAGTACGAACAGCATCGCGCCCATCATAAGGTGCGTGGTTGTCACCCCCGCAAACGCGGAGGTGTAAACAGGCTCACCTGTGGGTTGTTGGTAGTCGTTATTGTGCTTGCGCTGTTCATCTGGATTGCTGGATTCGACGCGTTGAGCTTCGTTCTCAATCTTTACGCCGAGCCAGTCTTTGCCCAAATCGGTAACGTCGGTCAGCAGTTCGCCGCCCGTTTCTAATACGCCATCCCAAATTGAGCCCCACATGCTTTGCTCTTGCGCCATAACGCCCCCTTACTGCGCGGTAGGCACCGCCACTTGTTCGATGGCTTCAATCAGTACCGGAATACTGCCTGCTGCCGTTTTTTCCACTTCAAACGCCAGTTGTTTCATGGCAGCGGTTGGTAGACGCGCTTCGCTACCAAAGCCGCAGCGCGTGAAGTCCAGCGAGAAAAAGCCCGCGTTTTGCTCACGACCCGCTGCCGCAAGGTCATAGGCGTTATCGGCTTTGTTGACGTTGAGCTCTTCACGTTCATCACGCAGCACACGAACACGTTCAATCGTGTTGTCTTTCAGGTGCAAACGCTTGATAGACAGCGCCGCGCTACGCTCAGCAAAGTCAAACGGCGTGCGACCACTTGCCGCGGCGTACCACGTTTGTGAGTAAAGGCGAGGCATGTAGATACGTTGAGTTTGCGCCGCGGTGGTATGAGCACGAGCGCGAATCATTGGCGCCGCTGTCCCTGTCTTGGCTTTTAGCTGGATGTACATAAACCAGATTTCGCCCTGCAGGGTCACAAGTTCACCTGTACGGATACCCAGCTTGGTGCGCATCGTCATGTCAGAGAAGTTCAACACGTAGCGACCCGCTTGCACGTACTCTTTTTTGTGCTCTTGCAAGTCGATAAGGTCTTGACCTGTCACGTTGACGATTTCACGGCCATTCACTTTGACCGCAATACGTTCAATGTCCGCAGGGTCAAGAATGTCAGTGACTAGCTCGATGTTTTGGTAAGTTGGGCCCGATACCAAGCGCAATGTCGCTTGGTTGCCCCAGTTCACACCTTCAACAGGGTCAAGCTCACGTGGGCGTGGGTTAAAAGGCTGTTTTAACGCTTCCATTAGAACCATCCTTTGTCGCCGTTAAGGGTTTCACGCACTGGCGTCAGTACGCTGATGTTGTTGATAGCGGCAATCACGATGAGCGTGATAATCAGTGCCATCAAAAGGTTTTTATGTTGCTGTTTCATGGTGTTCCTTTCGGTTGTACACGGTTAAAAAGTGATTTCATGAAACAGGGAAACGGGCGGGCTTGGAAGTTGGAGCAACCTATAGGTTAAGTGGCTAACCTATAGGTTGAATGAGCATTGAAATTAGCGGTGAATCGTTCCGGTCAGACAGTTAAATGAGGACTTTTCCACGTTGCCGATACCGTCACGAACCAACATATATTCGGCAATCGGTTTGCCTATCGCGGCTTTGTTGTGCTTGGCGGACTTCAAGCCCGCCAAGGTATCGACACACAAGCCCTTTTTATCGGCAAGCCATCGCGCATCCGCCATTGAGTTAACCGCACCAATCCACCACACAGGCGATTGCTCTGTCACGGTTTTTGGTACTTCCTGACCGCGTTGAAAAATCGAGTGCAGCACAAGCCCATATTGGCGACCACCGCGCCACAATTCGCCCGCCTTGCCTTTCAGTTTGCCGGACGTCTCGACACAGCTGGCTAACTCTTCGATGATCACATGCAGTTGGTCAGCGTCGCCGTTGCCTACCGCCCACACCGCAGAACTGAAGAACTCCAATTCTTCCGAGCAAGCCCCGTCTTTGGGGATGTACGCCAACTTAAACGACTTACCACGCTTGCGCGCCATCACCAAGGCTTTGACGAACGCCACACGAGAACTGGTTTCAAGGCATTGTTGACCGCGGAATTTTGCCCCCGCGTAGTTTCGATATGGGTCAAAAAAAACCGCTTGCGCGGCTTTTGGCACCAAACCCAAGTGCTTTACGGCGGAGGTTTTACCCCCGCCAGTGCCCGCCACGTAAATGACATGCTCGGCATCGTGTGACGGGTTGGAGTTGACCGGATTGGGGAATTTAAGCGGCGTCTTTTTCTTTGTGCTCACGCTGTTTTTTCTCCTCTATCGCTAATAGCTCTTTTTGGTATGCCATGGTTTTCTTGGCGCTGTAGACCAGCGACAACACCGCCAAGCCAAGCACCGCTTCTTCCATGTAATTACCGAACATAGACGTGACCGTGTCACCATGCTTTTCAAGCACTGGCAACGCCGCATCAATCACCGCCGCTTTGCCTTTTTCGTCAAACTCAAAATCCACACCGGAAATAATCGTCGTGGCTTGCTCGGCAATGGTGAACAACACCGACAATGCGCCCTGAAACATCTCGCCTGCGGGTTTGCTGTCGTCGTTGGCGGCTTCGGTTGGTAAGTCGGTTAACTCGCTGACTTCGGTTTGTTCCAATCCGCTGATAACCGCGGAGAAGTCGCCCCAATCGTCCATATCTGGTTGGTTTTCAATTTCACCCTGCATTGATTGGCTCTCCCTGTTCGGTTGGCTGTTTGGTTGGCATCAGTTGACGGATTGCCCAAATCAACAAAGCGACAAACGCAATCCCCGCTAAGACTTTTTTCACCGGAAACGGCGGTTTTTTAATGGGCGTTGCTACGGGTTCGGGGTCGGTTGGCGGCTCGGTTTCAACGCTTGGCGCTTCCACTGGTTCAGCTACCGCAATGCTAGGCATATCAGTGCTTGCAACGATTTCGGGCACTGGCTCAACCGTTGGCAATTCGACGTCAATTGTGACCGCGTCACTCACTTCCAGTTGTTCAACCGAGTCAACCATGTTGGATTCCACAAACGCGTTAATGCTCTTGCTCATTGGGCTGTTGCCACAGTTTGGGCACTTGTAATACAGCAGCCCTAAGTTGCGCCCGTTTTTGGTTGGCTCGCCCTCGGCAATCAACTTGCCCTCACCAACACGATGCACGGTTGAAGCGGTATGACAAACGGGGCACGAAACGTGCCCACGAATTGGGTTTGGATGTTTACTCATCGGCGGTCGCCTCGACACTTTCCAATTGCTGAATGTTGTCTTGCACACAACCGCGATATTTTTCACGCACCTTGTTATTGAGCTTGGTTAACTGCTCGATTTGTTGAAATAGCGTCGGATTCAAACCAAACGCTTCAAGCGACAAGTTACCCGTCATGAGCATCTTGCTTGCACGCTTGATAATCGCGTTGGTGTCCATGTTTTTGAACTGACTCAGTTCGTTTTCCACACTGGCGTTGAGTTTGTCGGCGGCATCGAGCGCCGCCATTGCTTGCTGACATTCTTTAAGGGATAGCATTTCCATTGTTTAAGCCTCGGCTAGTTCGTCGTCGGTATTCGGTTTTTTCTGAATCTGTTTGTTGACTTCTTTCATCCAGACCAGCAATAGACGCCAAAACACGCCGCCCTTGCTGCGCTTCACTTCGGCTTCCATTTCTTGGGTGATTTTGTCGATGGTGCTCATTGGGTTGTCCTTTTACCTAGTTGCTGAAATCGTTGTCGCAAGCAATATCCCAAACGGGTTAAATCAGTCGTAATGTGTTGTTTTGTAATTTGATTGAGCAGTATTGGTCGATGGAAACCGTCGCCCCATTCGCCAAAGGCTCTAATAGGCATTTCACTCCCTCAAAGCTCCATCCGGTGAGCTTCTTCAACTCCGTAATGAGTGGGGAGTTACAGTTATTTTCAGTGCTCCAAGACGTCGCTCCGCGACTTTTTAAAAGACGCTTTACGTCTTTCGTTTGCACGAGCGAATAGCACTCGCTGGCGGTTTCGATGACTTGACCGCACCACTCAAAACCAATGATTTTTTTGATTGGCTCGCCGTAGTCGTTTTTGTTTTCTTTGTAAGCCAACTTCGCGCCCTTAGCTAACTGACAAAACAGCGCCCATTTGGATGAGTCTGCCGCTTGTCTCAGTTCTTCTAGCTGATCATCTTTCTGGGTTTGTTCGGCTGTCGCTCGGCGTAAACTGCGCCACAAAGACACAGGCTCACCGCCAAATTGCTGAAACTGGCGAATGCGGTGTACCGACGCCCAAGCGCGCACTTTAAATGCGCTTTCTTCGGCTTCGGTGTCTGGCATGTGTTTACCGTTGATGTTCTTCGAAACGTACTTGGCAATGTAAGCCGTTGCGCCGCCCTTGCTTGGGTCGGCTTCTTTTACGTCAAAGCGTGGCGTGATGTCATCGCCCAGTTCTTCACGGTCTGGCGCAATCGCCTCACCGCGGAGAATACGAATGATGTTGGCTTTGTCTTTGTG